GCATACAACACCCAGTAGCCATCACCTGCAGATTGAATTAAAATGTGACCTAATACATCAGTCCACTCATTTACGAAAACAGTTCCATCTACGATTGCAGGAATAGGTGACTTCTCGGCAGGATGCCAGTCTTGTCCACGATGTGGTCTGCCATTCCTGTATGGTGCGAGATTACCAAACTCATCACCACGAAGTTTAGTGGAAAAGGGTTCAATGTATGTAGTCATGGATGTGGGCTTTCTATGCTAGATGGCTCTGACACCATATTACACCTAGTGAAATCGCTCAGATAGATGTTGAGACTATTAAAGCTAATAGCCCTAAAACTAGCACCATGATTATGATGCACCTGATGATTATGCTCCTAAAGCCTTGACAATAAAGTAAACCAGGGTTGAGCTAAGACCTGCAGTTAATACGCTGATAAGCCATGCAGACTGGTATCGTGCTTTTTCCAGCGATCTGATTCTATCTTCATGGTCTGCAACAACTCTAAGTTGTGCTTTGACTTCAGCGATGTCTTCAACCAGTCTGAGCAGCAAAGCCTGATTGCTTGGTGGTTTTATGTCATCACTCATTATGCCCATGCACCAATGTTAGTAACTGATGATGTGCCAATAGGTTTGACCTTAGCGAAAGCGTTAGATGAAACTGTGACAGCACTAGAGTTAGTGGCACTTAAGACTACCTGTGGTGTAAATGTTCCTGCAGAGTTAGTTCTAATAATTCCTTTGACACGGTAGTTTACTCTGAGTGATCCAACCGATGACATTGATCCAATTTGTTGAGAGATATTAGTGGCAGATGAAGTAGAAACCCAGTTCACTATTGGAGAGTAACCATCAATTGCATACTCAAACCAACCAGTCAATAGTGTTGGAACGCTACCATAGGTCAACTGTAAAGTTAATGCATTGCTTGTGGTGCTGGTTGTGGTGTATGAAACCCATCCTTCAATTTCATACTCGTATGCAGTTGAACCCGCAAGAGATAAACCTACACCTGCACCTGATGATGCCCCATAGACAGCCTGTGCAGTAGTGCCACCTGCACCTGAGCTAAGAGACCTTTGAGCAGAGTTAGCGTAAAAGAATTCAGTAGGCAATAAACCATGTCCACCTACAGCAGTAGCACTAGGTGTAAAGTATGCGACTGATCCATCATATTCAACAGCACCACCTGTGGCTGTTCCTAAAACAGTTGAGTTAGTTATTTTTAATGGTGCAACAGATGAGCTACCGCCAGCCAAAACTAGACCACCTGTAAGAGTGCCACCTGTAAAAGGTAAAGATAAACCATTGATTAGGTTAGATGATGCAACGGTGCGACCATCAGCGATGTTACCTGCAGAGATAGTAGTGGTGTTGGCTATTACTGTGATAGTTGCTAAAAGAATAGAGTTAGATGGTGTAGATGGTGGTGTAGGTGAGCCAGACGGTGTGCCAGCAATCACCTGAAACGCAACAGTATTTGTTGATCCTGAATAATATGAATCAGATACAGTAGCAACAATAATGTCTTTACGGTTGTTAACAGTATCCGCTGTTCCGATGGTCAACACCGTAGTGGCATCATTGTAGGCAAGATACACGCCAGCGTTGCTAGTGCTAGACACAATGCCAGCCCAACCTGTAGCCACATTCACGGTCATGTTAGGTGATGCCTGAGCAGTCACCTGTAATGAAGATGTGCCGATGATACCTGTGCTAGACACGATGCCCTGCATTGTCAAACGGTCATTCTCGGCTGGATGAGATCCATTCTGTAGCCAAGATGGTGGTGTGCGTAAAGCCATTAAAAACTCCTATACATAAGCGGATTGATAGACAATAGATGCACCTGCGACACCTGCAGTAAAAGTGCTACCCGATAGTGAGAGAGTAGTCAGACCTGGACTAGCTCCAAACCATTGACTAGACCCTGTGAGCAGATTTCTAGCAGATGACCCATTCAAAATCACATTGCGATTCTCTAGATCCAATACAAGACTATCAGTTGATGATAGCGTGGTATTGATTGTCAAAGACTGCCCTGTAGTCAAATTGTTTAGAGATGGATTAGTGATAGTTCCATTAATAGTGACTAGTGGGTATGTAGTCCATGTGCCTGTGTTATTGACTGTCACTTGACTGGCATTAGTCGCTGACCCATAAACTAAATTGTATGTGCGATTGTATGTGCGACCAGGTATGGCACTCATCAAGATAGATGCAGTTGTAGCAGTCTGATCATAGTATTTTGGGTTCGGTGCGAACATTGTGACCTGCACTCTAATAAAGCCATAAGTGTAGTCAGGGTCTATCAGCACTCTACGAGATCTAACTCTGGCATACAACACCTTAGTAGTGTCTGTTGGTGCTAACTGAAAATAGAGCGGTGTAGTGCCAGATGTCTGTGGAATCATAGTCTGATTAAAGATAGCTAGATTCTGTTGAGCATTATGGGTAGAGTCACCGAAAATGTTTAAGGTAAATGTGAGTGTGCGACCTGATAAGAAATCACGCCCTGAGAACATACCATCGTTGTATCCACGGTTGTCATCTTGCACTCGTAGCTCTGGCAGACCCAGACCATCTACATCTAGGATCTGAAATGGTGAACCTGCACCACCAAAAGTCAGGTTGTTGAACTGAAATGAATAATAGTTGAGTGCCATGAATACCTAGTGTGTTGGACTTGCTGGAATAGGGCTAGTCCAGCTAGATGGTAGAGAATAAGGTAAACCAAACTTTAGAGAGCTAACTGTCACTTTAGAGATGTGTTCTGCAGTCGCATTAGTTTGCACATTATTATTCACAACAATAGTAGTGCCAATCTTTTGAGAGCCACCTGATGGTGTTTTAGAGTTAGCAGAAGCCACAATTGTGCCACTCACAGATGTAATCACACTAGTCTGCAAATTGCCTTGTATAGTTTCCAAAGTGCGATTTAGAGTGTTTGTAGCAGTAGTCAGAGCATCTGTCAGGGCTTTGGCTGCAGTAGCAAATTGATCTTGCATAGATGATGCTAACAAATCCACACCATGCTGTGATGCATCCTGAGTCTGAGTAAACAAATCTTTAATCTGTTGTGCAGTCTCAGGTGTGGCAGTCAATAAAGTCTGAGCTAACTGATCACCAATCACAGGGCCTTGTGCCATGACCTGTTTGATGAAGTCGCTAGAGAAACCAAGACCTGCAAGTTTGGCGGCATCTTGAGCGAAATTCTTTATTCCAGCAAGTTTAGTTTTTAGAGCATTAATAAGACTGTCAGCGGTGCGATTACCTGCAGAGAATAAGTCACCAATGTTAATCTCAGTCGCTTTAGCAAATACATCCTTGAAAGCATTTATCTGTGCTTGCACATCAGATGCATACTGATCATTCGCTTTCTTGACTGCCTTCTCATATTCTGTTCTAGCTTTCAATATTGCATTTTGAGTGTCTTTCAACAACTTAACTTGCTTACTATCTCCAGATGCACCTGCACCGCCAGAACCATCTGGCACTAAACCTGAGCTATTAACCAGATCAGGAATGTTACCGAGACCTGATTTATCTAACTTAGGTGCAATAACTGGTTCGGCTTTCATGCCCATGAGAGCCATCACACCATCAATAACAGGTTTAATGAAATTCCATACAGGCCCAAGCACATCAACAAAGCGATGGAATGCGTCTGTTATGAAATCTACTACAGGTGTCAGAATGTTACCTAAGACATCAGACAATTTAGTCCAGTAAGGCACTAGATAGTTAACTATCAAATCGGAAACAAACATTAAAACTGGCACTAGCACTTTATCAAGCAACTTAATAAGCGGTGGCAGAATTGACTTGATGATAGGTGTCAACACTTTAGCTATAGCCATAAACGCTGGCATCAGGGCTGTCACAATTTTTTGAATCAAAGGTGCTAGAGCTTTGACAACTACACCAATGACTTTTGCTAACACATCAAATACAGGCATGAGTGGCTGAAGAATTTTAATCAGAGCAGACATCAAAGGTAGCAATGCTTGACCTAATGTGACTTTAATCTTTTCCATCATCACTTGGAATCTACCCATAGGGTTAGAATCTGCGGCAGCCTTAGATGCACCCTTAAATTGTTTTTGCAAGAACGCAATTTGATCGCCAGCACCTTTAGCTCCAGGAACTATCCTGTTTAATGCTCCAGCATTACCTGTCAGGCTTTTACTCAACGCTAATGTGACGGTCTGTAAATCTTTACCTGTGCCAGCCGAGACATCCAAAGCAAGTTTCTGCAACTGTAACGCTTTAGTAGAGTCATGTGTGGTGCGAAGTAGTGTGGTATAGGCTGGTCTAAGTTTCGTGATCAACACACCTGACTGCTCAGATAATGCTTCTAGATGTGCATCTACTGCCTTAGTTTGTGCATCTGTCGCACCTGTAGTCACTTGCAATTGACGATCTAAAAGGGCTTGAGATTTAGCATTCTCTGCCGATGCTGTAGTGGCTTCGCCTAGAAAGTGGACTAACTCTATTAGTCCAACACCTTTCATCAACTTACTGCCCAGTTCTGCAAACTGACCTTTTAGACCATGAATAGGGCCTTTAGCCTTTTCAGCGGATGATCCTAACTCACCTAATTTGGTTTGCACCTGTGCAAGTTGCTGTTTCATCTTGTCAGTCTCAACAAGAATCTCAACTATCATTGGTGGTATTTCGCCAGCCATCTTAGACCTGCCTGTATCTTGACATAAATGCTTGAGTAAAAATCTTGCTTGCCTTAGCTCTCACTATACGAGCAGAAGGTGCAAGATAAGGATACCTGACCCCAGACTTCCATCTAGGGTTACCCAACTCTAATGATCTGGCATACACCATAGTAGGAAAGACTTTATAACCGTATCCAGGAAATCCAGTTACGCGATCTATCTGCATAGACTGAATCAAATTACCAGTTCGCCTGTTAGGTGGAGTGTTATTGCCACCTATGTGACCAGATGGAGTCCATGACCTGCCCCTAAGACTGTGTGGGTTATTGTTCAACAATTTAGATGTTTCAGAAATCAGATTGATAGCTACTTGTCGCACACCAAAATCTGCGGCTTTATTAATAGCATCTTCTCGCAACTTAATACCTGTCTCTTATACACATCTCCGAGCCCACGAGACGC